GCTTTCGTTCTTGGTTTAGACTATGAAGAACTTGATGGTTCACCATTCTTGAAAGCACTTGAACCAAGAAGTCTTTTCGCAAAGAAAGGTACACTTAAGGTTGGTGTTCGTTGGTCAGGTTCTCCTGACTTTGAAGACGAACAACACAGACGTTTCCCACCAGAATTGATGATTGGACTCCACGATATTCCAAACACAACATTCTATTCACTTCAACGTGATGAAAATCTTATTGATGGTCTTCCGTTTGGAGACATGAGAGAACAGATGAAGTCATGGGATGACACCGCAAACATCATGGCAGATTGTGACCTCATTATCAGTTCTTGTACCGCAACTGCACACCTTGCCGCTGCACTTGGTAAACCAACATGGATTCTAACTCCGATTATGCCTTATTACACATGGGCTGTTCCTGGTGATGGTTCTCGTTGGTATGATTCAGTAAAGTTGTATCGTCAGGTAAAGTATGGTGAGTGGGATGTTCCATTCGAAAAAATTCGTGAAGACCTTACAAAATTAGCAGAAGAACATAAGGGTTAATTCTATGACGTACTTGAAGGAAGTTTTTTACCCCAAAAGTTTAGAACACGCCAAAGATATTTGTCTGACACCTGACGGAAGAGTTCCACAGAAGTTTACAAAGGAAACAATGTTCCTTCTCGACTTTATCCTTAAAGAAAATCTGGCAAACAACTATTCAAAGGTTGCCGACTTTGGTTGTGGTGTTGGAAGAATGTCTAAAGCACTCATACAACGTCTTGGCTGTCCCGTCACGGGGTTTGATATAAGTGAACCTATGTTGGGGTGGGCAAACGAATTTGTCCTCAGCAGAATCTTTACACCCGTAGTTTACTCAAAGGGAATGGAAAAAACGGAAGATATGAACTTTGACCTCGTGATGTCAATCTTTGTTCTTCAACACAGTGAACATCCAATTCAAGACATCCAATTTATTCATTCTATTCTAAACACCGGTGGTAAATTTATCTTGATGAACGAAGAAAAGAGATTTATTCCAACGGGAATGGACGAAACAAGAAACGTAGTTTGGTCTGACGATGGTATCAATGTTGAAGAGGAAGTGAGTAAGAAGTTCAAGTTTATTGGTCGGTATGATTACATAAACAGATACGATAAAAAATTGACGGTATGGGAAAAAGAATAACATGGCAAAACTAGACGTAATTCTACGAACACACGACCGACGAGAAATTCATATCTCTGAAAATCCTCGTTATTGTAAGGCAAACAAAAACACGGTTATTCGTAAGTGTGTTAAATCACTCGTGAATACGTGTAATCAATCTGAACACGATATAACGTATTGGTGGTATGATGACCATTCCACACAAGAATCTATTGATGAACTTCATCAAATTTTTGCTGAAGCAAAACATCCTTACAATTTCATACCACTTGAATCAGAAGGATGGCAAGGAAGTGGGTTGGCACAATTTGAACGAGGTAGGGATTCTGATGCGGACTTGGTTTACTTTGTAGAGGACGATTATCTACATTATCCAACGGCAATTGATGAAATGGTGGATGCCTATTACACATTCAAAGAGAACTTGGGACGAGAAATTTCTATTCATCCATTTGATGACCCCGATAATTATCTTCCTGTTTGGATTGAACCAACTCGGATTGTTTACGGAAAGAATCGTCATTGGAGAACAAATCTCCACACAACATTTACGTTTCTCTGTAATCCAGAATTAGTCCGTGCAAGATGGCACGTCTTTTACACAATGGCAACGGAGTATGGAACAATGTGGGGTGAAATGAATCACGTCAACGAATCAACGATGATAAACAAGATATGGAGAGAAGAAGTGACTCTTTTCACGCCGATTCCGTCGGTAGCCTTACATATGGCATATGATACACAAAAAGACCCGTATTTAGATTGGAAAGAACTTTGGGATAGGTTCCAAATATGAGTCAACGAGATGACCTTAAATTTAGTCAGGATTGGTTTTCAAAGAATCTTGCGGAAATTCTTTATTGGGTAAAACCAAATTTGAAAGAAATCAAACAACCAAAGATACTTGAAATCGGTGGGTTCGAAGGACTTTCAACTCGTTGGTTTATCGAGAATCTTCTAAAAGATGGTGGTGAACTTCATTGTGTTGATACGTGGGATGGGAGTTTAGAACACGATCAATGGGGAATGGATTTAACAGACCTGTATGACGTATTTAATCATAATCTTAAAGAATATATCGAAGATGGGAGTTGTATAGTTCATCGTGGTATGTCAAAAGATATACTATCTAAACTTCTTGGAGAAGGGCACCAATTTGATTTTATCTACGTTGACGGAAGTCATCTAGCATCAGATGTAATGATTGACGGTATTCTTTCGTATCTGCTTCTAAAAACCGGTGGTATTCTTGCATTTGATGATTATATTTTTGGTGTGAATGATATGAGAAAATACGATATTCCACATTATGCAATAAACTTTTTTGATTCTGCATTTCGAGACAGAGGTAGAATAGAACTTCTTGGATTAAACTTGATGGCAACGTATAAAAAGTTAGACTAACATATTTATATTTACCTAGATAATGGAGTAAATATGAGATACGTTTGTGTCCAAAATGGACAAGTGATTGATGGACCAAGATTATTACCGATAAGTTGGGAAAACATTTCCAATTTTAACGCTTTGGATAATCCAACATTAAAAACATATGGTTGGTATCCACATCGTTTTGTTGAAGCAACGTTGGGTGAAAACGATAAAATAACTGGTTCTTACTTTGTTGTTGGTGAAGATGAAGTGGTAGAATATCAAACGATTGCACCAAAAACAGAATCGGAAATACAAGAACTCATAAATCAAAAATGGATTAACATACGTTCTCAACGAAACATTTATTTGATAGAATCAGATTGGACACAGATGACAGACTCTCCACTTTCAGAACTTAAAAAAGAAGAATGGAAACAATATCGTCAGTCTCTTCGAGACATAACAAATTTTGATAACCCAGATCACGTTGTGTGGCCTGAAAAACCAACATCAGTAGACCCACCTGCAAGTATAGTGGTTCCTGTTGATGAAACACCAACTGAAACACCTGTTGATGAAACACCAACGGAAACACCTGTTGATGAAACACCAACGGAAACTTTGTAAAATTGGAGATATGAATGAACAAAATTCTCAAAATAATAATGAATGAAATAAAACTTCAAATATTCAACGAGGAGGATTTGGGTGATAAAACTATCCTTGCAATTTATCCGGGCCGTTTTCAACCGATGGGTAGGCATCACAAGGCTTCTTACGATTGGTTGGCTAAAAAGTTTGGTGAAAAAAACACGTATGTTGTTACTTCGGACAAAACAGAACCACAACGTTCACCGTTAAATTTTGCGGAAAAAAAGAAAATAATAAATCGCCACGGTATCAAGAATGTTGTAAAAGTTAAAAGTCCTTATTTTCCAATAGAACTCTTGGAAAAGTTTGATCCAGATAAAACAATTATTGTTTACATGATTGGTGAAAAAGATGCAGGTAGACTTGGTGGGTATAAGAGATTGATGTCATACAACAAAACAACAGCCATCCCATACAAAGACATAACAAATCCATACGCTTATTATGTTCATGCACCTCACGTTTCATTTGACATCCCAGATTTCGGAGAGATGTCAGGAACAAATATTCGCAAGGCACTTGGTGATAGGGAAGCAAAATTATCAGAACTACAATCGAGGTTTAAAAACATAATGGGATGGTTTGATCCAACTATATTTAATATTGTCATCGGAAAGATGAATGAAAAACGTGGTAAAATAAAAGAAGATGTGAGTGATTGGTTTCGTTTTCTTTCAAACATGACACAGGAACAAGGTGCACTTTTCTTTGATATTCTTAAAAAAGAATACGGTGATACAAAAGACTTGTTGCCAATAATACAGAAATTTATTAAGGGTGGTACATTAACTCCTCAAGAAAAGAAAGCCTTTCAAACACAAATAAAAGACACTCTTAAATTGATGGGACTTGGAACAATAGCGGCGGTGCCAATACCAGGAACAATGTTGTTAATTCCAGTTATAGTTCAACTAGCAAAGAAATTTAACATAAACTTACTTCCAGAAGTAAAAGAAGAAAAAGAGTTAGAATCTTTACCTGTTGTTAGGCGTGAGTTCTGGGATAAAGTTTTTGAAGAAGTTTTAAAGGAAGAAAAACTTATAACAGAGGGTGGGGTTGCAGGACACATGACACATCCATTCGAAGACATGGGTCTTACATTCGGTGATATGAAAGAAATGTTTAGACTTGGTTTATCTGGTGATATTTCGGTGCAAGGTAATCCAACAGAAAAACTTGATGGTCAAAATTTATTCGTGACCTATAATAATGGTAAATTATACGCTGCTAGAAATAAGGGTGATATAAAGTCCGGTGGAATGGATTACAAGTCCATACAGACTAAATTTGCAGGTCGTGGTGAAATAGAAAAAGCATTTACATTTGCTTTTCGTGATTTAGAGAGGGCTGTGTCAAAATTAACACCAAATCAACAATCCAAGATTTTCAAGGATGGTAAAAACTGGATGAATCTTGAAGTGATGTACCCCGGTAGTGCAAATGTTATAAACTATGATGGTGCATATATTGTGTTTCATGGAAGTGCACTTTATAATGATCAAGGTGAAAAGGTAAGAGACTACCCTGAATATGCAAGAATGTTGGCAGGTATGATTGAACAAGTAAATGCAAACACACAAAAGACATTTAGTATTGCTAAACCGAAAAAATTAACAATCGGTAAAGTAAAAGACTTTGAACAAAGATTGAATTATTATCTTAATAAGATAACAAGACTACAAAATAAAATGGGATGCACTGACCAAGACACACTAGGGGTGTGGCACCAAAGATGGTGGGAAAAGTACATAACTAAAAAAGTAAAAGAACTTGGTGGTAAAATAGATCAAACAACATTAGAAGGTCTTGTAAAACGATGGGCATTTTACGATAAGTCATTCTCATTAAATACCAAAAATATCCCAGACCAAAATGTTTTAGATTGGGCAAAGAATTTAGATAAGATGGAAGTGTCTCTTCAAATGAAGAAAAATATAGAACCATTTGAATCTCTCGTTCTTCAATTTGGTGCAGAAGTTTTACAAAATGTAAGCGATGTTATGTCTCTAAATCCAGATAAAACTTCGGAAAAGATAAAGAAAGATGTTGAAGACGCAATCCAAAAACTTTCAAAATCAAAAGACGTAAATGATTTGAAAGTTTTGGACACGCAATTAAAGAGAATAAACGCAGCTGGTGGTATAGAAAAAGTTGCCCCACTTGAAGGCATCGTCTTTAATTTTAACGGTAAAACATACAAACTAACTGGTGCATTTGCACCGATTAATCAATTACTTGGTTATTTCAAATTCAAGTGATATTTATAATAAATTGGTTTCATTCATTTTCGGTGGTATATGGCAGACATTAAAATTGATAGCATACAAGACGTAAAACAACTTCTTCAGGGAACACATGAATCTCAAAACACAATTCAAGTTGGATTTAATGGTGAGATACAAGAAAAAATAACCAGAAAAGTTGGAGATAGATGGTTCGATTCGGACGGTAATGAATGGGAACAAAAAGACGGATATAGTATGAAGTTAGGGAAAGTGTGGCAACAGGAACTCCATGATTATTTAAAGGGGTTTTCAAATTGTCCAAAAGAAATTTGTACTTGTACTATGCCAAAACGATTGGATGATAAGATGAAAGCCATGCACGGTATGTGTTTTGATTGTGTTATAGAAATGGAACACAAGATTCGGTTGGAAAAGAAATGGGACGAATACGAAAAAGAAAAAGTAAAGTTAAATGCACTTGCGTGGTTAGACGAGGCAGAGAGAGATAAAAATTTAATAGCAGAAGAACTTTCAAAAGTTGAATTTGCAAATAGTTTCGGTGAATCTGAAAAATGGTCGAGTGGTGTGACAAAAGAACAACTCCTCCAAAAAATAGAGGACGAGTTCGAACAATTTAGACAAGATTTTATCAAAAAATTGGAGAACCCGAATGATGGAACAACTTAAAGCCGGTCTTGCATCAATGATTGCCGATACAGACGGCGCAGTCTCTTCAAAAAGAGTTGTTACGTTTTTATGTGTACTTGCCATGTTAGTTACATGGGGTGCGAATCTTTTTGCTGGACTTCAAATTACGGAGTTCATCTTTGAAGGTTTAATGTACATTATTATCGTTGGTCTTGGTGTGGCTACGGCTGAAAAGTTTACTCGTAAGGGTCAATAATAGGGAAAATAATATGACGGAACAGATTATTATAGAACGTGCAGTACCAACAAATAAAAAATTATACAGTAGTGTAAAATCACGTATCAAGAAAAAGTTTAAGGTGTGGCCGAGTGCTTATGCATCGGCCGCACTTGTTAAAGCTTACAAAGCTGCCGGTGGCGGCTATCGTAATGAATCAACAATTATAGAAAACCCAGAATATGTTCTCGAAGGTTATACCACAGGATGTGAGGGTCAGATTGTAGAACTTCATTTTGCTTTAAAAGAATCTGGTGCAACAATTTTAGGTGAAGCTGAATATCGTGGACGTAAGGTATCTCTCGGTAAACCATTCAGAACACCTGGTGGACCAAAGAAATTTTCTGTTTATG